CCTAGATATTTTAGACTTTTTTTTTAGAAGTCTCTTCAGGTTCACCTTTTTGTTCTTTTAATGAACCATCTTCATTATACATCATCGGGTATGTTAGTTTTACAATTTCAGAATATAATAATTCAACTTCTGAACCTCGTAATCCTAATATCTCATCTTCTGATAATGTTGTACCATTTGCAACTACTACATGTGGTGACTCTTGGATAGAACCATCTTCTAAACCTAGTACAAAACCATATGTCATATCCATACATAAAACTTCTATTGACGATAATTTAACTAACTTTGTTGTTGCGAACATGTGAAACCTTTTTATAAATTTGATAGAGCCTACGATTAAATAGGCTCTACAAAGTTACTAAACTAATTCAGTACCATTAATAACGAATAACTTAGATTCGTCTTGTGCTGTAATCGCTTCAGAAGCTAACATTTTACCTTCAAAAGAAAGTTTAGCTAACTCTTCAGGAGATTTAAGCCCAAAGTCACCAGATGCAAGTAAAGATACTTTGTGGAAAGTATATGTATATGCAATACCATTTGCAGGGTTAGATACAAATCTTAATTGACCTTCAATTTTAGACTGCATGAACGCTTCAATTTTAATGTCATTGTATGCAACATTATCTGCTGTAATATGTAAAACATCACTAGCTGTAATTGTACCACCACTTGTAGGGAATGTGATGTAAGTCGTATCACCCGTAGTAGTCAATGTATAGTCAGTATCTAGTACATAAGTTGCTGTATCAGCATCATCTTTAACTACAATTGTAGATACATCAAGATTTCTTACACCAATAGCATAAGCTTCATCAAGAGCTGTTGCTGTAACAAAACCAAGAGCAGGTGTTGTAGTGATAGCATTAACAGCTATTGAAGTAGTTAAGTTTGTACCTAAAAATGCTTTTGTAAGCATCTCAGGACTAATCTCAACTGTCTCAATTGCTAATTTACCAGAGATTTTTTTAAGGATTGATAAATCTTCAACGATTACCGAACCTTCTGTATTGTCATGCTCGATTGTTTCAATTTCAGATGAAAATGCAACATTCTCAGTACCACCAAAATCTTCTTCAGTTCCAACAACACCATCAACGATAGGAGAAAAATATAGAACTCCACCACCCGTGTTATAATATTTACTTTGTGCCATTTTAAGACCCTTTTTTATGTTTTAACCATAATTAATGCTTCAAAGAATAAGTAATCAACTTCCATATTACTTTGCAGGTTCACATCAGAACCAACAAAAGCAACATCAAAGTCACTATCTAAACAATCTTTCATAATAGCATTAAGTAAAGTTTCATTGTTAATAGATACGACTAATGCGAATCTAACTGTCCTTTGTAATGTTCGTCTAGGGTCGCCTTTTACAACTCTGTTTACAACAATACATCTAGGTGAAGAATCACCGTGTGCCTTAGCTTTATCAACTAAAAACGCAATACAATCATCTTCAGTTAGTTTCATATTATTCATAATCTAAACCTTTTGCAAGAATAAATTTAAACCACTATTAAATTCATCTGGTGAGGCAGATTTTATACCATACACAATTTTATTCACTTCTAATGTATCGACCTCAGTATTTACTTGGGGTAGAGTATCAAAAGAAACCCACGCATGATGGAATTGTGTTGACATAGCATCTAAATCACTTTCAAAAAATTGAATAGTAATTGGTTTTAAACTATTGGGTGACTTATAAATTGCTGTTTGACTAAAATCACCTGTAAGAAATACATCTTGCATATCGCTTTTAATCAATTCATCAAATGTAGGTACACCCATCTAATTTATCCTATTTTTACTAGAATTGGTAAGTCTTGACCTGCTTCTTTACCTTCAAGTACAACACCTGCAACAACATCACCTGTTGAAATACAAGTGTCTGAAACATTATCCCAATTAACTAAGTCGCCAACAATGAACGCTTCTGCTGTATCAGCAGGTAATTCAAAAGCACCTCTAGTGTCTACTGAAATATCTAAACCTGCAACGCCTTCTGTTTGAGCAACACCAATTGAATGAGTTGAGAACTCAACAACATCACCAACAATTGTGTCAGTTAGTGCTTTAACAATAACTACATTTCCATCTGTTTTTTTAACTGCAATACCCATAAGTATCTCCTTATAATATGTCTAAGCTGTGAAGCTTAAACATTTCCTCTATAAAGACCTTTATAGTCTTCAACTGTTACACCTAAATCAAATACACCTTCGTATATTGTTCTACTGATAGTAGACTCATTGATTTTAGTTACGGGAGAACGATTCGCTCCAGATAAGTAACCCATTTTCATTGTTCTGTGGTCAGCTAGTAAATACCATGCTGTATCAGATGTGATTTCGTGGTCAACAACTAATTCATATAGATTTTTATTAACATTTTGAACACCTGTGTTATCAGCACCAAGTTTATTTAAAGCTGTTAGGATTTCAGTAGCTTGTACTTCAAGACCTGCACCAACGATTAAATATTTAGGGATAATTTGTAAAGGAGTTTTTCCATCTACAGATGTATGTTTTGACATAGCTAAACGACCTGCTGAAAGAGCAACAGAAGATAGTGCATCAGTAGCTGAGTTATTTCTAGCACCAACAAAAATACCAGAACCATCTGCCATTTTATAGTTTGCATATTTACCTTTACCTTGAAGTAAATCATACGCTTCACCATTAGCTGTAGTCATAGCCATTCTACCAAAAGTAGCAATAAGGTTTGTAAAGTTACCTAAATCATCATTGATTAACATTTCTCTAGTAAGTACAAATTTATTACCAAATGATTTGATTTTCCAAGATTCACCTTGTTCAGTTCCACCAAGTTCTTTTAAATCACCATTTTCAAGAATTTCGTCTAAACGACCACCACCGATTGAAGTTGTAAGGTCAGTCATAACTCTAAAGTCTGGAACATCTACTTCTTTCATCCAAGCTTTGTAAGTTCCCGATTGAGAAGCAAATTCAGCAGATAAAACTCTAGCACCTACAGATTGTAGTAATAGAGGGAAGTCGCCACTTACAAGTGAACGCTCTGCAATCTCAGAAGGGTTAAAACTTCTTTGGTCTTCTGGTAATAAAGCATTACCAATATCAGTAAGTTTTGCAAAACGGAACTTATTAGAACCCTCAGCAGGATTTTCAATTTTAGCACCAACTCTAAGAGCAAGTCCATCAACCATTGCATCAATCATTCGTGAACGACTTTCTTTAGCTTCTGTTTTTACAGATACAGGGTCTTTAACATTATCAGCTAAAATTGCTTTTCTAAGAGAATCTGCTGTAGATTCAGCATCGCCCATAAACTTAGTTCTCATAGCATCAGACGCACCATGCTCATCGCAAATAGCAGATATTTCAGCTTGTCTTTTTAATTCAACATTTTCAGCTTTCATACGAGCCATTTCGGCTTTATCTTCAGCAACTCTTTTAGCTTGTAGGTCAAGCAATTCTTTTTTCTCTTCAGCGTTACGCTTCGCCATGCCTTCTAAAGCCTCTAAGCGTCTTAATTGTTCTTCATTCATAGATGAACTCCCAATAATAATTCCCTTATCTCTTTTCTTAGCACCACTATCGAAACCAATTCCGACTGCTGATACCTCAAAAATTTCAAAGTTAGTAACCCGTACCGTATCGAGTTCATTATCTGCACCTTGTATCACCTCGTAGTCACGAATCTCGTAACCAATTGATACATCTGTTAATATTCCTTCAGAGTATTTACTGAAGATTCGTTGAGAATCATCATCACTCCCGAAAGTAACATCTCCAAGTAGTTTACCGTCTTCAACTCTCACATTTGAGACTTTGCCGACTGCACTATCTACATCACGCATATGGTCTTTGAAGAATGTATTTAACCTTTGACTATCTGCACCAAGTACATCTAGTTCTTCAGTATAATATTCTCCAGAACCCCAATCGTAGCGTTTCCCACCATTATCATCACTAACAAACACAAAAGATAGTGTGTTAGTAGCGTTATCTTCACGACTAACACTAACACCAACTGACCTTGTTTGAGATGAGCCTTTTAAAGCTTCACGCTTATTTAGTTTTGGCATTACTTTTTCTCCTTTTTGTCATTAGATGACTCACCACCACTTAACTGCTCGTCAATATCTGGTTTACCATCGTCTGTAGCATCTTCTTCTTCTTCTGGAATCAGCGTATAATCAGGTATGCCATATTTAGCTTTTAACTCAATCTCTTTGGCTTTCTTTATAAGTATTTGCTCATAATCTTCACCATTTGCATTAGCTACATCGCTTTCACATGTAGTATTCATTGAGATTTTCTTCTCAATTGCTGTGATTTCTTTAAGAGGGTCAACTAAATCTCGCTTAGGCATAATCCACTTAGGCATATCCCACTTAAATCTATCTTTTTCAAAACCACTAGCTTTGATGCGACCTGAAAGGATTTCAATCTCTAACCACGCTGAGAAGACCTCATTTAGCACATATTCAACTAAATGTGTTTGTTCGTGGTCGAATCGTTTAAAATCTTGTAATAAAGACGCTCTTGATGACGCAAAGTTCACTTTAGAGTAATCTCTAAATGACAATTCGTATGAAATTTTACGAGCTGTAGCCATTAAACGAATTGTACTCTCAGTAAATTGCACATAATCAGTAGCTACTGAATCAGGGTCTAGTTTCTCCATAGACTCACCTGCTTTCATATACATAACACTAACACCATTTACTGTTTGCACATTGTTAGAAATATCTCCACCATAAGGGTCACTTCTACCATCGGATTTTACAACATAAGCTATATTTGCTCTTGCTCTTGCACCTTGTATAGATGCTGTTTGAAATGCTGAAAAGTTCTTAATATCTACAATAGCTTGTTTATATTCGGAAATACCTCTCATTTGAGAAGGTCGTTCAGGCATAAAGTAGTTAATTACATCATCTGCATCAAGTGAAAAAGGTTTATTTTTAGCATCTAAGAAATGATACTTAATAGGACGACCTGTACCATCTGTTTCAATAGCACCACCTTGACGACCTGCATCAAGAGAATCTGCTTCAATCATCTGCAATTGTAAACCTGCTTGTGTAATTACTTTATATAAGAAAATTTCACCATCAACCATACGAGACTTCATTAACATTCTTTGAATTGTTCCAAATGTAAATTTACCTGTAGCATCACACATAGATTTTGCACCAGACCAACGCTTGAATCTAAGTTCAACATCTTCGTCAAATTTCTTCTTACCTGTTACAGATTGTAGGTGTATACCATTACCAACAACATTATTTATTATAGCGTTGTCAATGTTATCCATAATTGGATTGTTAGCAGATAGCCATCTAGCACGACCTCTCATTCTATCTCTATCAGGTGTTGCTGTAGTCTCAAAATCAGATACGCCATTCCAAAAATCTTTGTTGGCTTGAGTTATCTTACCACCTTCGTAGAATCCACGCTCATATGCTTTATTGGCGTTTTTTCGTGAAAAGTATGTGAAAGGGTTTATCATGAAAAACTCACTTGTGCTGAACCACGAGATGTAGATGACCCTGCGATAACATCGCCATCAGTTTCGAGTCTTTGTGTCAAGTACATTTCACGCTTATGAAGCCACTCTAGGTCTGCCCGTTGTACTGAGCGTCCATTGATTTCATAGCGTTGATTTGTTAGTACAGAATTGATTGCATTTTGTACATTAGCTAACTGAGAACCCCATGTTTCTAAAGCAACTGCCATAACTAACTCCTTGTTTGTTAGCAGAAGTATATCATAAAAAATTAAAACTCGTCAAGAAAGTTGTTTGGTGTGATGTTAGCTTGTTGGTTGAACATAGTTGTTGTCTGAACCTTAGCTACTGAGCCTACATGTATAATAGGTCTAGGTAGTGTGCTAATATTTATATTTAATATAGTCAATACAGCGATAGCATAAACCCTGCAATCCAGAGCCTCATTACGGGTACGAACTTTCTCATATTTACCTGCTTCGTTTCGTTTCTCTGCTGTAAGCATCTTGAAATACTTATCGTTATACACATCTCTATTTGGGAAGTGACAAAAGTTAGCACCACCATCTGTTATAGCCAAGTTAGCATAGAAATCATCTTTCAACATATTAACACCAATCATAAATAGCGTTAGTTTGTTAGGTTGCATATCTAACATAGTTTTGTTACTAACAGGTGCGTTTTGTGTGTTAGCACCTTTAAATGCAAATATATTCTGGTTTGCTCTAGGTTTACAATACGCATAAACTGCTTTTGTCCTGTGTCCACCTGAATCTATACCTGTCCCCAAGATTTTCATAGTAGTTCCATCAAGTCTCTCAAAAGTTTGAGATAGATAACTATCCAACATAGCTTGTGTCTCAGCAAATTGTGGGTCGCCTCCAATTACTTTATAGTCGATACTCCAAGTCTCTCCATTTTTACCATGACCTAGAACTTCTATTTCAAATCTATCATCTTGTGAATCGACACCTGCTGTTAAAACATATACTTCGTTTGGAATAACAGCTTCATATTCTTCAACTCTTTCGTGAGCATTTGTTATATCAACACCTTCTAGTTTTGACTTCCACGATTTAGCATTTCTAGTATTCTGCCAAACTTGCATTAATCGCTCATCACCTCTTTGGAGTAATCTATGAGCCTTTATGAAGTCAATAGCAATCTGATTCCAACTCAACCACCCGACAGGTGAATAAAACGATGGTATTGAATATCCTTTGTGTATATGACCCTTGTTCTGAGGAATCCACGCACCTTCACTCATCATCTTCGTCTTTTTATACTCAGGTATCAATGTTCCACAATTAGGACAACTACATGTAACATCTCCGTCTAGTGAACCATTCTCTTTTGTTGTGTAGTGGAAATACTCCCACCTATATGGGAAGGGTATATCACAATCAGGACAAGGCATAAAAAATTCTCTTTGGTCAGAATCTAAGAACTCTAAATCTATATTACCACCCTCAGTTGTTGGTGTTGAATTTATATAGACTTTCTTATTTGCAAAAGCATCGGCTCTTGCTTTACCAAGTTCCATAACATCACCCTCAGCAAACGAACCATATCCATCGACATCATCTAAAATAACTACCCTAGCTGAGAAAGAACGGAATGATGCTGTAGAGTTTGACCAACCAAGCTGTAGATTTCCACCTGCGACTGATTTAGTCATAACCTCACCAACATCGTCTTTTGTTTTACCACCGACAATACGATTAGCTAACTCAGGAATAGCTTTAATTGCAGGAGTTAATCTACGCTTTGATGTACCTTTTGCTAAACCCTCTGTAGGTAATACATATAAAATTGGACATGGGTAATAATGTAAATAACATAGTGCTACATTATCTCCAATAGTAGATAGACCTAACTGAGTTCCCTTAATAACTTTAACCTGTTGTGTTGGGTCAGTTGGCGACAATACATCCATTATCTCTTTTGCAAATGGAGTTCTCGATACACGATATAACCCTGTTTCAGCAGAAGCTTCTGAGGTTAAGTATCTATAACGCTCTGCCCATTGTGTTATAGTTAGTCGTGGGTTTGGTTTAAAACCTGCGTTTACACCTGAGATTATTGGGTTATTGCTAGTCACTATAAACCACCTTGTTTTTAGGTCTATTATCAATCTCTCTAAACTTGACTAAAGCAACTCTAGCCCAACCCTCAGTCTCATAATATCTAACAAAGAAGTGTTGAACTCTATAATAACCTAAATCAGTCCAATAAGCCCAAATAAAAAATTTTTGTTGTTGTATCTTAAAGCCTTGGCTTGTTTCAACTATCCTATATTTAATCATTTTAAATCCATTAGTTGTTTTTTACAAGCCAATATCTGTTCTTCTAGTTGCTTGATTAGAGTTTGCTTTTCGTACTCAGCTAAACTAAATTCTTTGTCCAACAACTCAGACATA